TTTTATAAATTTCCTCTATTCTCTAAAATGCTATCACTTGACAGGTTTATGACTGCATACAAAAGCTAAGAATAAGCCTAAAATAATAGCAAGTCATAGAGATGGAGGTTCCAATATGCCAACAAACAAACGAGTATTTACGCTGCGTCTTTCAGATGAGGTTTTCGATAAAATAGGGGCGCTTGCGGCTCGTGAACACCGCTCCATGACAAATTATATTGAGTATGTCCTTCTCAGGCATTTGGAGGACATCGAAAAAGAAGGGGCGGATCATATCGATGAAGAAAAACCTAAATAGGCGTAAATCCAGCAATTAAAAGAGGTGAAATATTGTCTGTACTAAAAGCAAAGAGAACGGTTAGTAAAGCTGAATTTGTCAATACGGCAAATCAGATTTATGTTGAAACACTCAACTTTCTAACAAGAATGTCTGCCAGGTATGCCCGGCTTCTGGCTGAACCAGTCGCTAAATTGGCCGGCGAGGTTGTTGACCACTGTGAAAAGGCCAACAGCATCTTCCCGTCTGACGAACAGCGGATCAATTTGAGAAAGGCACATTTGTTAGAGGCAAGAGCATCTCTGAAAGCGCTGGATGTAAGGCTTACCCACTGCTATACCGTGATGATGCAAAATCCAGAGGGGTGTTTTACAACAAGCAGTGGTAGACAGGTAGGCTCGAAAGAAGCCATTGAAAAGCTTGACCGCATGGCGGCAAATCTTGGTGAGATGATTGACCATGAGGATGAGCTGATTAAAGGCAATATCAAGTCTGTTGGACAATCAAAAGCAAAGCAATAACTAAATTATTGGGTGTACGTCTGTAAGTGAGACTGTTACGTGTTCACGCTCTCCTGTAGGTTTACTGGTGGCTCCGCTCCGCCAATTACAACAATAACAACAATTTCTGTAGTGTGAACACGGATGGCTCGGCCAACAATAACAATGCGAACTATTCGTTGGCGTTGCTGCCCGGATTTTGCGATGCGAGGTCACATGGAGTAGCCGAAAGGCGAAAGACGACCTTCGCAAAAGGAGACGTACTTCCCTGGGTGAAAGTCCTTAAAACTGCCTTACGACGATCACACACGGACGCTGCTTGCATGGCGAAGAATTGCGCTACCTTCGTTTCATGTGTGGGATCAAAGTAGTTTAGATGCGCACCTACAAAACAACTATGCGAAAGGCGAAAACTTATTATGACAAGCGAAGAGCGCCACGAGGCGCGTTACCGTCGCAGGAAACGAAAGCGACAAATGAAACGATGGATGCGAAGCCAGGCTGTTGGAACACTTGAAGAAGTTTTTAATTACCGCGATATGTTTTATTGGGGTAAGAAGTGCTGCAACGGTGTAAGGTGGAAGCAATCAACTCAAAATTTTGAGCTTCACTTACTTTCTGGAACAGCTAAGAGAAGACGGCTTATTTTAGAGGGGAAGTGGAAACCAAAGAAATGCGCTCATTTTACACTGCATGAACGTGGTAAGGTCAGACCAATCGATGCACCACATATTGAAGACCGACAAATCCACAAATTAGAAACTAATAAGGTTTTGTCCCCGCTGTACACGCCCAGTATGATTTATGACAATGGAGCGAGTCAGAAGGGGAAGGGTTTGCACTGGCATTTCAAACGGCTGAAGAAACAGCTCTCTTGGCATTACCGCAGGTATGGTAGGGAAGGAGCGGTATTCCTGCTTGACCTCAAAGGGTTCTTCCCAAACGCCAACCGAAACTTGATCTATCAAAGACACAAGAAATTTATTACGGACGATAGGTTAAGAGCGCTTGCGGATCTGATTGTTACGGAATCGCCGTGTACTGTACCTGGTCGGGGAATGCCGCTTGGTGTTGAACCAAGCCAGCAGGAGATGGTATCTCTGCCCAGCGACATTGATAACTTTATCAAATGCCAGCTTGGGATTCACTGTGCTGGGCACTATATGGATGACTATTATATCATCCTACCAGATGTTGAAGAACTCAAAAGAATTGCCAGAATCATTATTAAGCGCTTTGAGATGGTCGGCATTCTGGTCAACAAGAGAAAGTGCAAAATCATTCCTCTTACAAAGCCATTCAGATTTTGTAAGGCGAGATTTACTTTGACTGAGACTGGCAAAATCAAAGTCAACGGGTGCAGAGACGGTGTAAAACGGGCGCGTAGAAAATTGAAGTTGTTTCATCGTCAATTCCTTGAAGGAAAGAAAACACTTCAGGAAATCGATCAGTACATGGAGTCCCAGACATCATATTATCGTACCTTTAACGACCATGGGAGGCTCCTGAAATTGAGAAGAATGCACTACGCTATTTTCAACAAATACCGTGAGGCTGCTCCGCTGAAGATGGCGGGATAAGGCTTCTACATTATACCTAATTTCATATTAAATTTTGGAAACACTCAGAGTTTTATTCTCTGGGTGTTTTCTCTATTTTGGAGGGTTTTTAGTGGAATACAAAACTTATATCACAAACAGACGCGCCAAGATTCAGGGTATTGGTGGGTATGTCAATCTTCCATATGGTACAGAGGTATCCGTGGATGGAAGATTTCTCTATTATCAGGGAAGACCAATTTGCTCTGTTACCAGCAACAATGCACACACCTACTTTTCTCAGAATGACGATGGGAATGGAGTTCGGCGCGGAAATCTTGTGAGAGCAATCAAGAATACGCTTGAGCGTAGGGATTCTAACTATCAGAACCGTTGGGACAAGGTGTGGGAGGATACACTTTGTCAAAAGTATAAGAAAGCGGGGCACGAGGACTATTGGCTTTGGAACCACGATTTCTACAACGCTGATATCGAAGACTTGAAGTATATTGCAAATCTGATTGGCGCAAAGGAGGGTCGGTAATGTATCGAATTATTAAAGTATCAGATGGTACAGAGATTGGTGTAACTGATACCATCGAATTTATCCGGTATGGAAATAGTGGGTGCTTTGTCCCTGCTGATCAAAAACACGCAATCGGTGTTGCTGTGAACAGCGTTCCTTATAATCTGGTCGGCCACGATGAGATTGAGGGGGCTGAAACAGTTGTTGTTTCTGAGATTGACGGCGGCGCTGTTTTAGCAAAACAAGGCAGTCTTGTGGACGATCTCATTCTTTCTGCATTGGGGGTGCAAAACTAATGAAAGAAAAGCTAAGAAACATGTATGAGGAAGGTCTGCTTGATACTACCGGCCTCTTAAATGCAGTAGCAAAGGATTGGATTACAATTACAGATGTTATTGAGATTGTGGGCGAGGACAATGCACTGTCCGTTGTGATGTCTGCAAAGCTGTCCGAAATTTCTAATGCCTGTAATGCGGTTATTGTGAACGGTGTAGACATTAAGTTCGGTGAAGAGAACGTTCACTTTAATTTGAGTATTGAGGATCAGAGTAATATCAACAACCTATTTCGTGTTGTTGAGTTGGGCGGTACAGAGTTCCCGTATCAGGCCGATGGCGGTGTTTGTCGTATTTATACCGCAGCCGAAATTGCAGCTATCTATATTGCGGCACAGACGCTTATCACAACTCAGACTACCTACCATAATGAGCTGAAGCAGTATGTACAGACATTAACCAGTGCGGAGGAAGTGTCAGCTATTCAATATGGTATGACCTTGCCAGAGCCTTATCTGACAGAGATGAATGAGAAACTGGCTGTGGCACAGCAACAGATGCAAGCGATTGTAGGTAGAATGCAGCAGGCCGCAGCAACCAATCAAGCGTGATAGTTTATGAGTGCTCGGTTTACCATTAAAGAAGCGATCCTCGCTATTATCGGAGGTATTACCTATGTAATTATTGAATTGATATGGAGAGGGCATAGCCATATTTCTATGTTTATTCTTGGCGGGATTTGCTTCGTGGTCATCGGGCTAATCAATGAAGTGTTTCCATGGGATTTTGGTTTATTATGGCAATCTTTAATCGGATCTGTCATTATAACTGCCTGTGAATTTATCACTGGTGTCATTGTGAATATCTGGCTTGGTTTGGGAGTGTGGGATTATTCTACACTCCCTTTTAATATCCTTGGACAAATCTGTTTACCGTTTTCACTCCTATGGATAATCATTTCATGCTTAGCGATTATTCTCGATGATTATTTAAGATATTGGATTTTCAATGAAGAAAAGCCGCATTACAAATTTGTGTAACAGGAGGGTTTCTTTATGGATAACAAAACAAAACCTACGCTGAACATGCGTTATTACAACAAAGAAATTGATGATGATCTACCCTATGTTGGTCATCTTGATTACGACGAAGAGACCGGATTTATCTACGACGAAGAGGGAGACGTTGTAGATGAGGATACCATTGCAAAATTTTGCGAGGGTGATGGTAAGGGTGACGATGAGGATGGGTTTGAATAACCTTTGTTTTTATCGGGAGGTGCAAAAATGGCAAACGATAAAACAATTTGGGAGTTCTTGAAATCACGAGGGTTGAATGATTATGGGGCTGCTGGGCTTATGGGCAATTTATATGCTGAGTCCGGTCTTTCTCCAACAAATCTTCAGAACACATATAACAATAAGTTCGGCATGACGGACGATGAGTATACGGCTGCTGTTGACGCTGGACGCTATGGAAATTTTGTTCACGATAGCGCCGGATATGGTCTTGCGCAATGGACTTTCTGGAGCAGAAAGCAAGGTCTTTACGACTATGCAAAATCCACTGGAAGATCTATTGGGGATCTCACAATGCAGTTGGAATTTCTATTTCAAGAGCTGAGTTCTGGCTATAAAAGCGTTTTGTCCATATTGAAGTCTGCGACCTCTGTGTTGCAGGCTTCTAATGCTGTATTGCTCCAATTTGAGAGGCCAGCTGATCAAAGTGTATCTGTACAGAACAAACGAGCTTCTTACGGCCAGAACTATTACAACCAATTTGCGGGCGCAGCCCAGGAAGGAGGGAATGTTGGGATGAGCAACAGTCCACTCGTAGAATACACAAGAATTTCACCAAACAGATCATCTCCAAGAAAAAATGCGATTGACAGAATTTCAATTCACTGCGTAGTTGGTCAGTGTAGTATTCAGTCTCTTGGAAGTATTTTTGCTCCGTCTTCAAGGCAAGCTTCTTCAAACTATGGCATTGGATATGACGGAAGAGTTGGAATGTATGTAGAAGAGAAAGACCGCTCATGGTGTACTTCTTCAGCGGCAAATGACAATAGAGCCGTCACTATCGAAGTGGCAAGTGACACTACTGACCCATACGCAGTAACCGATGCCGCGTATGCTGGCCTACTGAATTTGGTGACAGATATTTGCAAGCGTAACGGTAAAAACAAAGTTGTCTGGTTTGGTGATAAAGCAAAGACTTTGGCTTATACGCCTAAATCAAATGAGATGGTTTTGACCGTACATAGATGGTTTGCAAATAAAGCTTGCCCAGGTAATTACCTTTATAATTTGCACCCGCAAATCGTAGCTGAGGTAAACAGACGCTTGGCAGGCGGAAGCGTAGACACTGGCACAGCTGTAAGCTACCAGGTAAAAGTTACAGCCGATGCCGGACTAAATTGTAGAACTGCCCCTATTAACGGAACCGTCATTATGGCCTATGAAAAAGGAACCATCTTGAATATTTCTAAGGAGCAATCTGGATGGGGCTTTACAGGAACCGGATGGGTTTCTCTTGAATGGACAGAGAAGATCGCATCCACGACACCAGTAACGGAGGATGATGAAGATATGACTTTGGATACATTTAAGAAATTGATGAATGAGTATCGTGCAGAACTAAGAGACAACGATTGCGGAGATTGGAGCAAAGCTGCTCGTGATTGGGCAACATCTACTGGGCTATTTGCTGGTAGTGGCAATCTGCCAGATGGAACACCAAATTATATGTGGGCTGATATGCTGACCCGTGAGCAGGCCGCGCAGTTGTTCTATAACTTTGCTCAGAAGAACGGATTGGCGTAATCTGAAAAGGTGGTGTTGGTATGGCGGTTTCGAGCACCAGGGGGAGAAGAGTTAGACGAAAAGAGAAAAAGGGGTTGTTTGCCCATCTAAAAAACCTTGGGTTCACAAATCGCCTTGCTCTCTACATCATGGTATTTCTTGCCGCTGGTTTGGCCGGCGGCTTTTATCTTGCGGTGAAAAGCATCGCAACAGGGTACACAGGAGCGCTTACATGTTGGACTGTAGTTTTCACACCGATTGGAACTGCGTGTAGCATTGTTTTAGCTCGGATTGTAGATAAGAGCCGTGCTGAAAATACGAGCGCAGACGGTGAAGGAATAAAATATGCGGCAGCAAAAGCAAATCGCTTTGTCGCAAATACATCTGATTTGGGAAGCGTAGATAGTCCTTCCATTTGATATAAGCAACAGTATTCTGCCGGATGCTGTTGCTCTTTATTTTATAAGGAGGAAAAGGTTATGGAGTTGAATTGGGTAGAGATTGTAATTTCCATTCTTACTGGACTTGCAGCAGCTATTCCGCTGGTTGTTCAACTGGTGAAATATGTGCAAAAGGCAGTTAAGGAGAAGAACTGGAATAAAATGCTCGATATGGTCATGGACTTGATGAAGACTGCTGAGGGTATGTTTGAGAAGGGCGCAGATCGAAAAGAATGGGTGCTTGCCATGGTTAAAGGATCTGCGGACAGTATCAACTACGATGTTGATATTGAGGCAATCAGCCAGCTAATTGACAGTCTATGTGATATGAGTAAGGTTGTAAATAACTCAGAAACCCCAACTGAAACACCTGCTGAATAAAGGTCGGGTGTTCAAAAATGCTTGATTACATTGAATATTTGAACATTCCAGTAAAGGTGGCAATCATTTTGATTGGCGCTTTTCTTATTATGCAGTTGGTTGGCGAATTTTTAGAGTTTAAGGGGAAAGTTGTACCTGAGTTTGTCAAAGTACGTAAAGTATTTGCACGTCGCAGAAAAGAGCGAGAGATGATGCAGAAAATGGAAAAGACACTCGACAAGGTACAAGTTACTATGGACGAACTCAATAAGCATTATAACACGGACAACATTCAAATGCGCGATGAGTGGATCAAGAGAGTAAATTCTAAACTTGAACAGTATGATGCGAGTATGGCCGAGCTTGATAGGAAGCTGGACAAAAATAATAGCGATACGCTTTCCATTCTTGTTGACAATAAGCGTAATGCGATTATCAGTTTTGCTTCGATGGTTATTGACGAAACCAAGCCAGTGACCAAAGAGCAGTTCAATCGGATTTTCAAATTGTATGAAGAGTACGAGGCGATCATCAGCGCAAATGGCATGACAAATGGAGAGGTTGATATTGCTATTCGGATCATCAGAGAGGCATATGAAAATCATCTAAGAAACCACTCATTTATCGAGGATATTCGCGGGTACAGTGTGTGATAAATAGGGGAGGGGTACAAACTCTCCCCTTATTTTTACATTGTAGATTTGACAGAGACAGTTGTGTGATATATAATGGCAAACGGTATGGCTATTATTATATAGTATAGGCTTACGGGTCATGGGTTCCAGATTACCACAAATTATACCACATTTGCTTAACACAAGATGAAACAAGACGAACTCAAAATAGTGAGAAAAGTTCTTGATTTCGTATCTGAAAGGTGGAAATATCACATGATGAACGATGATGAATTGTACGGTGTGAAGTTCCCCACCATGAAGCCCCTGGACAGCGCGAAGAAAGAAAACAGCGTCAATTCCGAGGGGGCCGCTGCGCCCAAGCCTGTGGCGGAAAAGGTGGATTTTTCCCAGGTGAAAATAGAACCCCTCTTTGAGGAAATGGTTGACTTCGACACGTTTGCCAAGTCGGACTTCCGCGCTGTGAAGATCGAGGCCTGTGAGGTGGTGCCCAAGTCCAAGAAACTCCTGAAGTTCACATTAGACGATGGAACGGAACGCAGACGCACCATTTTGAGCGGAATCCATGAGTATTATGAACCGGAGGAGCTGGTGGGGAAAACCGCCATCGCCATTGTAAACCTTCCCCCCAGAAAGATGATGGGCATTGATTCGGAGGGGATGCTGATTTCGGCGGTGCATGAAGAAAACGGCCGGGAAGGGCTGAACCTGCTGATGGTGGATGACAGGATTCCGGCAGGGGCAAAGCTGTACTGAGCAGGACGGGCCGCATGGCCTGTCAGGCCCGTTGCACACGATGTTACCCCTGTTTTACACCGCTTGAACGAAAAAACGGCACGATATGCCGACAGCCGGGGGCCCCTGTGAGGGGTCCCCGGCTGTCGGCGTTGTCTTTTTGTCTGGGATTACGCTTGGTTCAGCTGCCACTGGGCGCTCTGGCTCTGGAGCTCCACCATGCGGCGGTAGAGTCCGCCGCGGGCCATCAGCTCGGCGGGGGTGCCCTGCTCGGCCACGCGGCCGTTGTCCAGCACCACGATGCGGTCCGCCCCGGCCACGGTGCGCATCCGGTGGGCGATGACCAGCACGGTTTTGCCGGCCAGCAGGCGGGAGAGGGCGCCCTGGACCTTGGTCTCGTTCTCCACATCCAGGCTGGCGGTGGCCTCATCCAGCAGGACGATGGGGGCGTCCTTCAAAAGGGCCCGGGCGATGGAGATGCGCTGGCGTTCCCCGCCGGAGAGCTTGGCTCCGTTCTCCCCGATGGGGGTGTCATAGCCCTGGGGCAGCCTGCGGATGAATTCCCCGCAGTTGGCGGCCTCCGCCGCAGTCCGCACCTCCTCGTCGGTGGCCCCCCGGCGGCCCAGCCGGATGTTTTCCATGACGGTGTCGTCAAAGAGCACCACATCCTGGAACACCATGGAGTAATCCCGCAGCAGGGCCTCCGGGTCCACGGTGGAGATGTCCACCCCACCCACCTGGATGGTGCCCTCGGTGGCGTCCCACAGCCGGGCGGCCAGCCGGGCGCAGGTGCTCTTGCCGGAGCCGGAGGGGCCCACCAGGGCGGTGACCTCCCCCTCCTTGGCGGTGAAGCTCACACCGTCCAGGACTTTTTTCTTGTCGTAGGCAAAGCCCACCTGGCGGAACACAATGTCGTGCCCCTGGGGCTGGAAGTGCGCGGTGCCCTCCGCCACCGGCGTGTTGTAGATTTCCGTCATGCGGTCGGCGGACACCTGGGAGACGAACAACTCCGCGATGAGGGCCAGGCTCTGGTCGAAGGGGGCATAGACCCGGGTGATGACCAGCAGGAACAGGAAGAGCAGCATGAAGTCAATCTGGCCGGAGAGAATCCGGTCGGCGCCCACCAGGATGGTGGTGGCCACGCCCAGACGCATGATGACGCTGGCGGCGTTGACAAAGATGCCGGTGCCCAGTTCGCCCTGGATGGTGACCTTCTCGTGGTCGTC